GTATTAGGTGGATACATAGACGAAAAGGGCAATCTTGAAATGGAAAGCGGTGTATTTCGTAAGCGTTTGTTTGTTCCTGAAATAGCTTATAACCGTACAACCTATTTCAAAGGACGTATGGTAAACTCCCCCGGTGGTGGTTGTACCGTATTGTCATACGTGGATAACGGCGATGGAACCTACACCATCACTCCCGATCTGACGGACGCGGACGGATTGAGCCAGTTTGTTGATGATATCCTTACCACCTATTTTGTGACTAAAAATAGCGAAGGCAAGCTGAACGGCTTTGAAGAAATGAAATTCCGGGTGACTGCCGCAGATTATACAGCCAAGAAGTTTACTGTCATTCCCCGTCCGGGGCATTCTGACTGGAAACCTGCCGAGCAGATGGTATTGGCACAAACAGGTAACTTTACGGACCCGGAACGCCAGACTTATATACTTATTGATTCAGTCAACGGAAACAACTGTATTACATTTTTTGACAATGCCAACACCTGGGACCCGGAGCCGGCACAGATGAAGAGCTGGTTCGGCAAAAAAAAGGGCATGACCGTTAACGGAATTGATTGCGAGAAATATTCAGCCGTGTTGCAACAGGTCTTATTGACTGGGCTTATCTTCCAGATAGATGAGATAACGGGAAACAAGGTTCGTGTACCCTTGGACAAGGGTGAATGGGTTGCAGGGAAGTACGCCTACTATGACCGGGTGTCACATAACGGGGCTTTGTGGTTGTGTGTTGATGATAACGGAACGACAACAGAACCGTCAGAAGGTAATCCGGCGTGGTTGAAACAAGTGGCGGAAGGAGCGGACGGAGCGACAGGTCCGCAAGGTGTTCCCGGAACGCCGGGAAAGGACGGTGTTACTTACTATACATGGATAAGATACGCCGACAACGCACAGGGCGGAGGTATCAGCAATAATCCTACAGGGAAAGCGTATATCGGATTCGCCTACAACAAGACGAGTGCGGTGGAGAGCAACACCCCTTCTGACTACACATGGAGTGAGATAAAGGGTGAGCAGGGTGTTCCCGGTGCACCCGGAGCTGACGGAAAAACTTATTACACATGGATAGCTTATTCGGATAACGCGGACGGTACGGGTATGTACCAGCAGCCGAACGACAACACCAAGTATATAGGCATAGCAGTCAATAAGGAGACCGTCACGGAGAGCAGCAACCCTTCCGACTACACATGGTCGCTGTTCAAAGGTAAGGACGGTGCTGACGGTTTGTCTGTAATAGGTGGCGGTCATTGGGAATCCTCTAAGACCCCATACGAGGTCAATACCATGGTCACTTTGGCGGGCTGTGTTTTTATCTCCAAGGTGGAAACCTCCAATCCTCCCATCAGAATATTGCGTATCAAAGGTGGCAATTTCTTAAGAAAGAAGGACGGTGGTTATTATCTTGCCGGGAAACCTGCGGACTGGGAGGTTAACGAAGACTGGGATATGCTGCTTGACGGGCGTGAACTGAAAGGTGAGAGTATCACTTTCCTTGGTGAATTTGCCACGGCTCCTGCCAATCCGAAAAACGGTGATTCATACCGTAACACGACTGACCGTGCTACCTACATCTATCAGGACGGAAGATGGCAGCTTATGATATCGGACGGAAAAGACGGTAAGGACTATGAGTATATATACACAAGAGGCAATATCATAGATAATCCTCCTGAAAAGCCTGACAGCCAGCAGAAGGATGATTATATCCCCGAAGGCTGGACGGATGATTTTGTTGGCGTGGACGCAGACCATCAGGTTGAATGGGGCTGCAAGCGTTTCAAGGAAAACGGTGTATGGTCAGAGTTCAGCACTCCTGCCGTGGTGCATCGCTGGAGTAAGGACGGAGAGAATGCCATCATGGCGGACTTCGATAACGAGATGGTCAATGCAGCCCTTACTTCAGACGGGAAGGTCGTATCCTCACAGACTTGGAATACAACTGTCAGTATGTGGTATGGAACGGAGAAGCTCACGCTTGACAGCATCACCTGTACACCTGACACAAATCTTCTGTGTGCGACAGACAAGAATACGGGAGTAGTGACAATATCGGTATCTGCCGGAGCTACTCTTGCTGCGACAAACACGGTGAAGATCACAATCAGGGCTACAAAGAACGGGCAGCAGTATTCCCGTGATCTGACATTCACAGTAGCTGGTGTGCGTGGGGGAGCGAATGGTGCGGATGCCATTCTATACAGCATTGTCGTTTCCGCCACTTCTGTAAGCAAGGACAAGAACGGGAACTACAGCGTGTCTTCCGTATCATGTTACAGGCAGAAGTCAGTGGGAGGCGTAATATCCACCACAACAGACGGTACATTGAAATACAGCATAGACGGTGGAGCAGAAGCTACCATAAACAACAATACAGCCATATCAAGCGGAAACTTTACGAAGACATTGAAGTTTATCTTTTACGTGAATGACCAGATAGTGGATGTTGAAACCGTTCCCATGCTTTCTGACGGTAAGGACGGTGCTGACGGTGAGAGCATCACAGCCGCAGGTCATTGGGAATCCGCCAATACCCCGTATGCCAAGAACAGTACAGTATCGTTTGCCGGAGGATCTTACTTAAGCAAGGTTCAAACATCCAATCCGCCACTTCCGCTTCTTCGCGTGAGAGGTGGACGTTATCTAAGGAAGAAGGATGGCGGTTACATACTTTCCGGGAAGAGATCGGACAAGGCTGTCAACTCCGACTGGCAGGAAATGACTTCCGGTGTCGAACCGTCCGCTTCGTACTGGCTTGACAGCCCGGTAAGCACGATAAACTTCACGTCAACAGGCACACCGTCACCGTCAGCGTTTGTCGTTACCATGAAACAGAATGTAGGCGGCAATGTGAGCGATACGAACAGGTTCTATCTTGTCGCACGGAAATATAACGGAAGCTGGCTGGCTCATGTAGGTGCTACCCTAAGCAATCAGATATCCGTTCCAGCGACAGCCGGATACACCCAGTTTGCCGTCCGGGCTTATCAATCCGCATCGGACGCGAACGCATGGAATAATAATTTTGTCGCTGAAAAAGGGGTGGGTGTAGCTAATGATGGTGCCATAGGAGCAACAGGAGCAACAGGGGCGTTTCCCCGTGACAGAGGTGTATTCGCATCAGGACAGACTTATGTCTGGAATGCGGATTACCGGGATAAGGTCATATATCTGATAGGGGGAGTTTATTATAATTTCCTTGTAAAGAATTACGGTGCTTCCGTTACCGCTGCCCCCACATCTGTCAACGGTGATTCCAATTGGGAAGCCATGCAGAAGTTTGTGAATATCGCTACTGACACCCTGTTTGCCGATGGTGCGAATGTAGCCGGCTTCATGTTCAAAGACAAGGTTCTCAAGTCTTTTAATGACAAAGGTGAAACTCTTCTTATCAACGGTGAAACCGGGTATTTTAAATGCAAATTAGCAGAGATTACAGGAACAATCACGGCGGATAAAGGACGTATTGGCCCGTTCTCCATCATTTCGGGGGTATTGTCCTCAAAGATCCTTTATGAAAATGAAACAAATAAATACGTCGGTTTCAATTTGTCTGCCGGACAAATTGAGTTTTATAACGAAAGGACATTTGCAAACGTAAGAATCGGGGGAAACACGCAGTTTGTCACCATTGAAGGGATTAAGTATGATGCTGGAATTGACATACAGAGTCCAAATGCCATGATCGGAATGCACATCAAGACTCCGAGCATTCCTCTATTCGTGGAGGGAGGTAACATTTTCCTTCATCCGAACAATGACAGCTATGTTTCTCTTCGTGGCATAGTTGGCAACTGGAGGAATATCTCTGTCAAAGCTTCATTGAACAACAACGATGATAATGTGATGTTTATTAATACGGGTAATATAGAAGTGACACTTCCTCCGGATGTTCCGGGACATACTATATACTTCAAACGTATGAGCGGCGGAGTAAGATTGACAGGAGGACGGATCCTGCCTGCTCCCGGAGGACAGGAGGTGTCTTATATTGATTTGGATTTTGCATCCGGCTTCATTAAGTGTATGGGTAATTATTGGGTTATGTTTTATTGCGGATAATTTAAATATAAAGTATGAGAATAAATTTTGCACAATTCCCTATTTATGATGGGATTAAAAAAGAAAAGCTTATAGCCAGTAACATCACTGAGGCCTTCGGTGACTGGATATATAAGAACGTAGCGGGCTTGAAGGCGCATCTCCTTGCGGAGAAAATCTTCAAGTCGACTGTAGATGGTGTGGAACTTGACGAAGAGGAGGTGGATATCATAAGACGCTCCACCTCCATGCTGCCCGGTCTGCTGGCGGACTCACTGAATGATTATCTGGATAAAAAGAAGGAGTAGTATGAAAGAATTATGGCAATTAATCAAGATGCTGTTCTCAAGCAAGCCGGGTGATTTTGATACTCCTGAGCTGCTTGCCATGAAGCATTATCCTTTCAAGGGATACCGTTTCATGATGTGGTGCGGACGGATGATATACCGTGCCGAGAACAAGGAGAACATAGATAGGTATATGCAGACCTATGCGGGTAAGGAAAGCCTGACGCACGAAACCATACACCTGCGTCAGGCACAGGTTATCGGCTCATGGGTAAAATACTACTGGCGGTATTTTGTCGAATGGGTTAAGGGAAACCCTATCTGCCATCCTGCGAGTTCAGCGTATTATACCATTCCGTATGAAATGGAGGCGTATGCCAACGAAGGCAATCCGGATTATCCCGTGAACTATAACGGGAACAACCTTTCCCGTTACAAGATAAAAGGTGGTAGGAAGAAGCTGTACAAATCGGTTGGCGGCACTTCTAAAGCGTGGAAAACTTATATAAGAACTTTATAAAAATTGATATTATGAGTGATTTGAATTTAGAAAATATAGTTGGCTTCAAGGCTGTGGATAAAGACGGCAACGAACAAAATGTGACAGTAGATGAAATGGTGGATATGGTTTCCACAAGAATGGTTATGGCTTTGTCTGAAACTTCAACATTTGCCGCCGCTGCGGCAACAGGAAATGACGTGTATGAGAATGAACTTCCGACAGTGACGGATGCCGCAAATGTAAGAGTTTTACAAAGTAGCGGAGATGCGGCAAAAATGACGATGCAGTCGCTTGCATCAAAACTGGGAGAACTGTTGGGGATAAATGATACGTGGTTAAGGTTCAGAGATGTTAGAAGCATAGAATCTCAAGACAAATTAGATTCTATGCAATATAGCGGAATCTACTTACTAACACTATCTTCAGAATTAGAATATGTCCGTAATTGTGTATTAGTTGTAATCGGCAAACCTAATATTTGTTGTATTCAGAACCTATATAATTATAGCGGAAATATCTATAAATATCGAGTGAAATGGTATAGTAATACTTGGGGTAATTGGCAAACCGTATCTTTGGCATAAAAAACGGGTGGTCCGGTACAAGCCGGTGCCACCCGATCCTGATATGCACAACGCCATGTGCGGTGCAAAGGTAATCCATATTATCTAATATGCCAATACAAATTTCCCTATATCCCATTCTATCATCACGTAGATGGAAATTATTTAATCATGAACCTATAAGATTCCATTCGCTCCATCCGTCCCCCCACCATTTCGTTCTTACTTTTACAGATTTCCCGTTTGCACTTACTAAAAATTGCACGACAGTGTTATCATTTTGAGCAGATAAAACGATCAAAAAAGTATTATTGTATGGAGATACAGATTCATTGACACATATATAAAAGCCGTTTTCTGTTAAAGACTTAGATTTTTCCTCAGAATCAACTGTAAGAACAAATATAAATCTAAACCATGTATCATTTATTCCAATCAGTCCTCCCAGGTCGGATTTTAGGGCTTTATGTTGTTTGAATTTGTTTCCAATCAGTCCATTGAAAATTACCATCAACGACAACACCTGCACGATATTTGATAATTAAAGTATTGACCACTTGTCTAGCTTCTTGAATAAGATAACCAGATCCGTTGAATACTAATAAAATTCCATAATCATTATCCGGTGAATTAGTAAATGATGCCAAAGATGTATATGTGTATATACCTGATTCTGTTATATTATTAAAATCTGTATTTTGTTCTAAAATACCTCTTCGCATGAATGGAAACAGCTTCAAATTAGTGAAAAGTTCTCCCAGAAGTGGGAAATCAGACCGCCGTTGTTGTGATTCTCACCCAAGAATTCCAATTACCATACCACATACTACGTATATAGTAAGATCCATCACTGTAATATATAATTTGGATGGATGAATCTTGTCCACCACCTAAATTAGTATATAAGGTAACCAATATACCCCATAATCCGTTATTTATAGGCGTATTGGTTGATCCTTCTTGGATTCGTAGAATAACACTTTTTTTAATGGTGTTTAAGTCACCTTTAAACAGTCCTCCATCTCTTAACCACGAATCATTTATCCCTATCAGTCCTCCCAGCTCTCGATTTTTGGTTAGAA